ACTGACTCGGCCAGCCAGCGCTCGCAGATCATCCGGCCCTCGCCCTGCGTCAGCACCAGCGGCAATTCCGACGCCGCCACCGCCTCGGATGCGTCGTCGGGAAACACCGCCTCGGCGGCGCGGGTCTCATAGCCGCCATCGGCCTCGACGAAACTCAGCCGCACCCGTCCCGCCATCTCGGCCTCCGGCGCGCGGGTCAGTTCGGCATTGCCGCCGATTTCATCCGTGATCGCAAGGGCTTCGCCCTCGATCACCCGGTCGTTCCGGCCGGTGCGCGAAAAGAACTTCAGCACCCCCTCGCGCTCGACCGCCTCGATGCCGTAGGCCAGCATCAGGGGTTGCAGCGCGGCGCGCGCGCTGGTGGTTTCGCTCACCGCATAGCCGCGCACCAGCCCCGCAAGTCCGCTGGTTTCGACCTCTCCAACGCCTGCGCGCGCGCAGATCTCGCGCACCACCGAGTCCAGCGAGCGGTTGCCTGCCCGCCCGTTCAGCCAATGGCCGCGGGCATAGTTCACACCGTCCGACCACAGTTCCGTATCGCCCGGAAACCACGGGAACGGCCGCGCATCCCAGGCCCAGACATGCGCGCGCGACATGTCGAGCATGGTGACGCCGCTGGTGGCGTCGGTCGGGTTGTTGGCCGGGTCCGACCAGAATCCCATCATGGCACGCAGGTATTGCATTTGTATGAAGTCGTCGCGCCGCCCGTCGGAATATTTCGGCAAGCCGCTCTCGGCGCTTTTCGGGTCGAGAAACCTGTTGGGCTGATTGGTGCCCTTGTCGAGCGCCGCACAGCCCAGTTCGGTGAACCAGACCGGTTTCGACCCCGGCACCCAGTCGGTCGGGCTGGCCTGTCGCACGCCGCCGATCCGCTCGTGATGTGCGTTCTGCCACCAGTTCGGGATGTCCTTGAAGCGGAACACCCAGGGCTCGTCATGCGCGCCATCGGTGATCGGCGTGCGGATCTGAAGCGCTTCGGCCTCGGGCGCATGGTAATACCAGTCGTAACCCTCGCCCCCCAGAATGTTCGATTTGAGATAGTTCTCTTGCCATATTTCGGCATTTTCACTATCCAGATGTTCGAATTCTGCACGCCAGTCCGATAGCGGCATGTAGTTGTCGATGCCGACGAAGTCGATGTCCGGGTCGCTCCACAGCGCATCGAGGTGGAACAGCACGTCGCCCGACCCGTCCTGTGGATGATAGCCGAAATATTCCGTCCAGTCAGCGGCATAGGACAGTTTCACCGCCGCCCCCAGCACCGCGCGCACATCACGCGCCAGCGCCACCAGCGCCGCCACCGCCGGGAACGTCCCGCCCGCGCCGCGGATCTGCGTCAGCCCGCGCAATTCCGAACCGATCAGGAAGGCATCGACCCCGCCCGCCAGCGCGCAGAGGTGGGCATAGTGCAGGATGAAGCGGCGATAGGACCACTCGACCGGGCCGGAATAGGACAGCTCGCCCCCCGCCACGCTGAAATCGCTTGCCTGCGCGGTGCCGAAAAACGCCGCCACCTCGGCCTCGGCCGCCGCAGTGCCATCGGGCGAGCCATCGCGCCCCGGCGCCGCCGACAGCGTGATCCGGCCGCGCCACGGCAGCACCGGCTGGTCGTCAGCCCCGGTCCACGGGTCTTGCAACCCGTTGCCAACCCCTTGATCCATCAAGATAAACGGATAGAACGTCACCGCCTTGCCGGCGTCGCGCAGCGCCGTGATCGCCTCGATCACCGAGCCATCTGCGGGCGTGCCGCCATAGACCGGCCGCCCCTGATCCCTGGGCACCAGCGCCGCCTGCGCCCGCGTCACACCACCGGCGCGCCAGGGCATTTCCTGCGCCTCCTGGTCGTGTTTCTCGACCTTGGGCTGCACCTCGCAGCTGCCGCAGCGCAGATCGCCGCCGAACCACGACACCACCAGCGAGGCCGCGCCGCAATTGGGCAGTTCCTCGTCCAGCATCGCCATCGAGGCGGAAAAATCGCTCAGCCCCAGCGGCGTGTTCTCGTTGACCGGCACCGCCTCGCCCAGCCCGGCGCCGTAGTGCACTGTCGTCGTCGCCAGCGCGTATTCGCCCGATCCCGGCACGATCGCCACCGCCCGCACGCCGCGCGCGATTTCGGCCTCGCCGGGCTGTTCCGGGCGGAACACCTCGAAATTCAGCATCGGCACGCGGTTGCCGAACGCCGTCAGGTCGAGATCCTCGATCACCACATAGGCGATGCCGCGATAGGCCGGCACCTCGCCCGCGCCCTCGACGGCCTCGATCCTGGGGTCGGGCAACTGGTCCTCGGAGCCGGGATAGACCCGCATCGTCAGGCTCCCCGGCGCGATCTCCTGCCCGTCGGCCCAGATCCGGCCAACGCGGGTGATCTCGCCCTCGCAGAGCGCCACGGCAAGGCTGACGGAATAGCTGAACTCGCTGGTTTTCGGCCCTGACAACATGCCCTTGCCAGCGCCGCCGCTGCCCGCGCTCGACACGTGTTCCTGCACCGGCGAGGCCCAGATCACCTGCCCGCCCAGCCGCATCCGGCCAAACAGCCGCGTCACCGCCGCGCCCTCGGACGCGCCGGTCAGGCGAAAGCGGTCGACCTTGCCATGCTCGACCGGCTCGGAGCCCGCGCCGAGGATCATCTGGTCGACCGCGCGGCCCACCACCGCGCCGACCGCACGCCCGATCACCACCGAGGACAGGCCCAACAGACCGCCGCCCAAAGACGCGCCAGCCGCCGCCCCCAAAGCTGAAAGAACGAGTGTCGCCATGACCTACCCCTTTGCCGGAAAACGAAAATATCCCACAACGCGGCGCTGCCACGGCGGGGTGAACGGGCTTTCGACGACGCCGTGTCCCGAATAGGCGTGGATGAAGCTGGGCCGCGCGCCGGCCAGCACGCCAAGGTGCTTGGCCACCGCGCCGCGCCGCATCCGAAACAGGATCACGTCGCCCGGTTCGGGCGCGTCGACCGGGGTCAGCAAGGCCGCCGCCCCGCGCATCAGCGCCTCGTCGCCCGACGCCTCGCACCAGTCGGGCGTGTAGGCGGGCACCGCGATGGGCTCGCCGCCGATCACCTCGCGCCAGATGCCCCGGATCAGGCCAAGGCAATCGGCCCCCGCCCCCTTGCACGACGCCTGATGCACATAGGGCGTGCCGATCCAGCCGCGCGCGGCGGTGACGATCACGGCCCTCATTTGCCGCCCGCCGCGCTCTGCGCGCCGACCGGCACCGACAGCATCCGGTCTTCGCCGGGGATGTTGGGAAAGCCGCGATAATTCAGCATGTTGTCGAACTTGAGCCGGCAGGTCTTGGTGCGCTTGTCACAGCCCGCCTCAAGCCGCACCCGGTCGCCCGGCGCGATCGCCGCGCGCAGCGATTGCCACAGCTCGACGCCGCGCACAGCCGCCTCGGGCCGGTCGTTCTTGATGACGCCAATCAACCCGACGGCAGCGCCCGACAGCACGCTGAGCCGCCCGCGCTCGAACCAGCGGTCGTCGAAGCCTTGAAGCCCCGACAGCGTGAACAGCTTCTGGTCCTCGGCGGTCTCGACCACGCCCTCGCCGGAAAACCCCGGCCCGGACAGATCGACCCGGCAATCGCCATCGCCCAGCACCGCCGAACAGGCGGTCTGATAGGCGCGGCCCTGCGGGCGGTTCAGCCGCTCGGCCAGCCCGAGAAGCTCGGCGCGAAAGCCGCCGGCGGCGCGGGTGATTTCGCCCAGATTGCCGCGAAACTGCATCAGGCGCTGCTCGGGCGCGGCCCAGTTGACCAGCCAGGCCTCGATGCGCGCGCCGTCATAGCGCCCGGCGGCGATGTCGGCCTCGGTGACCGCAACATCCGACAGCGCCCCCAGCGCCTCGGTGTTGTCGACCGACAGCCCGGTGGTCTGGGCCAGGGCCCGCGCCGTGAGCCCGGTATCGGCCTTGAACGTCACGCCCGCGAAGGTGATGTCGCGGTCGTGGTCGGTGAAGCCCAGTTCCAGCCCGTCGCGCCGCGAAAGCCGCCAGCAGCGCGCCAGCGTCGTCAGCCCAGTCGACAGATGCGCCTGAAAATTCTCGTCCAGCATCAGACCCTTACCTCCACCACCGGCACGTTGGGCACGTCGCCCGCCTGGAACGAGGCCACCGAGGTCTGGATCCGGTCGGTGTCGAAACGCACCGGCACATCGAACTCGAAGCCCGCGGTGATCTCGGCGCCCTCGGCCGGGGCGGCGTCGAAGGTGATGATGCCGGTGGTCAGTTCGATGGTGTAATGCACGGTCTCGACCTGCGGATCGCCCTGCAGCCCGATCAGCACACTGCCCGCCACCGGTTTGACGATCGGGCGCACATAGCTGAAATCGCCCGAGCGATAGGTCTTGGTCAGCGCGAAGTCCCGGCGCTCGCCGTCGCCCCAGCCGATCAACTGGTCGTCGAACGCCGCTGCCGCCGAGGGCAGGCCGGATTTGTGGTCCGACCAGTCCTTCCAGCGAAACCCGAAGAGCTGCCCGCGCCGCGCCTCGAAGAACGCGATCAGCGTTTCCACATCGTCAAGCGAACGCATCCCGACACCCGCGTCATAGCGGCGGCGCGAATGCGCCCAGGGGGTGTTGCGCTCCTCGAACCCGTTGGCCAGCGTCACCACTTCAGTGCGCCGCTCCGGCCCCCCGACTGAGCCGAAGCTCAGCGTCGGCGGGAATCTAACCTCGTGGAAATTCATCGGCTTGTCCTTTCTCAGTCAGGGGCGCCACTGCGCCGCGCCTGTCACTTCGTTCCGGCCGGAATACCTGGTGAGCGTGGAGCCAG